CAGAAATAAGCGTATTACCCGTGGCTACATCAGCAAGTTTTGCAAGGGTTGTAGTGGTGTTTGCGTAAAGCAAATCACCCACCGCATACGATGTTTGACCCGTACCGCCTTTGGCGGCTGTAATGGTGTCAAGACCAGGCGTCAAGTTGGCAACCGACACTTTTACTGTAGCACTTGACTGAACAATTGGCAAAACCTCCGTCCCTGCAACTGTAGTTGCAGAAGTTAGCGCGGAAATTTTGCTGTTGGCCATAATTAGTTAAACATGACTTCAATGGATGAAGTGTATGGCGGCGCAGTTGAAAACGTCAAAGTTGTACCAGAAACGGTATAAGTGTTTTTCTGTTGGTATACGCCATTAATGTACACAAACGTGAAATTTTCACCTAACGATGGATTGCTCAATGTGAATATGGTTTGTGATCCTGTGCCCGTAAAGTTCTGCACTTGAAACTCTGCCGCGCCAAGGCCGGAAATATTGTCATACGTTGCAATAAGCACATCTGTTGATGTGTATAACGCAAATTTATAGGGAGACGCCAACAACCATATTTCACCGCCAGGCACGCGCCCTGCGGAATCTAAAGTAATGTAATTAGTATGCGCCGTGTTACCACTAGAGGATGTATATGTAACCTTTGGCGATGTTGTACCGGCTGCGTATGTCCACAGCCTGCCGCCAGACAGGATTACACCGCTGTTGGTAAAGAACTGGGCCGCAACGCCGCCCACAGGGGATAGAAAGACGGCCATGATTAACCTTTATTCGTAAGCAATAGTAAACGCTGCGGAAGTGCCGCCAAGTACTATGTACAAACCCTTGTTAAAGTACAAACCGGCTGGAATGTTCAAATACGTTGTTCCTGCGGCTACAGTAAACGTATTGACAATCTTTGGGTCGTTAGTGTCTGACGCGCCAGAATCGTAAATTGTCAAAGTGCCGCTTGAAGATGCGGACACAAAAATGCCGAACAACTTGCCAGCTCCAACTTTAACTTGGGTGGTTGCGGCTGCTTGTGTATAGTTTGCCATGATGTGTCCTTATGCCAAAAAGCGAAGTTTGTACAGGGTTCTGAGATAAATCTCAATGATGTTGTCAATGAGCTGCTGCAACGACATGTCGGTTCTATCCACCACCTCATACCGAGCGTCTTCAATTTGTTTCAATGAGTCTTCTAAAAACTCAATGATGTTAGCCGTCTTCTTTGCTGAATGCAAAGTAATTGGCCCCATTAGGCCGTGCCGGCCTTGGTAGCTTTCAGCAAAATCATCGGCCGCGTCAATGATGCGCTCATAGAAATGACCCAAAGCCTTGTGCTTGGAATAGCTGCGAGTGTTCAAATGAACACTGTGCGCCACGTCTCGGGCCAAGAACAGCAATCCGACAAAATCACACGCTTTCATTGTGGCATCCCTTGTTGGTATTCAGCACTCTCGGGCATCATCTCATTCTGCTCCCGGCCGGGCATTTCACCCACTAGATCGCCCGATGTGATCATGCCATGCACGGTTCCCAAGACTATATCTTGGATTTGCTCAGGCGACATGCTGGCTTGCACCGTAGCAATGCGCTTGGTTTCAGCCTCGTATGCCTTGACTTGGGCCTCAAAGTCCTTGCGTTCTTGCTCTTGCACTTCGATGGACTTGCCCACGTTTTTGATCATCATGTGCATCTGTTCCATCTCTTGGCCCATGGCTTGAATCTGCTGCTGGGCAGCTTGCAATGCCGGGTCATCCTCAGTGTCGGACAAGAACTTCGGATCAATGGTCTTGGCAAACCGCTTGGCCATCTCTTGAGCACCAGGCCAATCCATGTTCTTGACGAACAGGTCACCGGCCACAGCCCACAATTGAGGATTGCCTTGCAGTAGTTGTGCCATGCCCTCCAATGCCTCTTGACGTTTGGTCGCGTAGCCTGGGCCAGTGATTGCCACCACGTCGTACTTGCCAACGCCGGGGTTGTAAATTTTCTCGATCACAATCCCGCGCTCATCCATGATCTTGTTGACCGGCTGCTCTTGCTCAGGGTTAATCTTGATCATCTTGGTTTCGCCATCTTCACCGATGATGCGAGCGATGCGTTGGGTGTCGTAAATCTTAGGGATCAAGTCCACCAACTGACGGGCCACATGGCGCACGCCACGGGCTAGGTTATCCCCGTAATGGTAAGTACCTACGTCGCCTTCGCGCTGGCGCGCAAGAATGGCTTTGCCGCTGCGCTCGTTGGAGCCCATGCCCAAAGATGCGTTGTACTGCCCTGTGGTGCTCTTAATGTCTTCAGACGCCCCTGCCTTGGCTTGCAGAAGACCGCTGGAGGCCATTGGTGGCTGGGCCCGCTGGGGTAGTGGCAACATGCCGCCTTGGCCGTCTGTAACGTCTGGATTGACTTCCAAATACGGCCAGTTCTGCGTATTGGCGGTTTTCCAGTTTGTTTCATAGCCCTCAAACTGGCCACCGTAGCCAATAAACGGGGCTTTGGGCGCCAAAGCCAACATCTCGGCTTCTTGGGACACCCAGTAGTTGTACATACGTTGTGCATCTTTGGCGTTGCGCACCAAGCCAGACACGTACAGACGACCGTCAACTTCAAATTCATTGCCTACGATGCGGATTACGGGGATGTACTTGCCCGCCCACTCGCGCTCCTCAAGGATTTCGTACCCGTTGATCTTGCAGTATTTGACTTTTTGGCGGTCAGATTGGCGTGACTTCTTGGGCTTGCCGTATATTGCCCGCAGTTGCTTGTCCTCTGGCGTACCCTCAAACGCCGTGGCGTTGCCGGGGTACAGGTTCAACGTTGCGGGGTCAAAGTCAATGTAGTAGTAGTCCGCAATGCGGATCGTGTCTTCATTGAGCCAGTTGCTGATCGACTGATCGCCCACGCCCAAAGATTGCAAAGTTGTAATGGGCGACGCATCAGGATACATCCGCTCAAACTCAGCTTTGGTCACGTCTTCCGTGACAAAGCACCATTTAGCATCCGCGCCGGTCGGGTCTTGGATGGTTGGGTCCATATAGACCGAAAAGGAATTGCGCACGCGGCCAATCTTGATGTCTTGATCAAAGGTGTTGTCGTCGCAATATTCGGTCAGCAGGCGAAGGTAACCTTCGCCGTAAGAAACTTGGTTTTCGCAGGCAGTGTCGTAAGCCACATCAGCGTCGCTTATGTACTCAATGTGCCGAATCATGCCGTTGAAGATGTCGGCCACTTCCACGTCGGCGTTGTCGTCCACCGGGATGACCTTGGCCCCAGGCCGGTTCTGGCGCTGGTCGTTGGTGACTTGGCGCACATGCTGGGGCAGCTTGTTGATCGTCAGACACGGGCGGGCGTTGATCGTCTGCCCTTGCACCGCACCACGGGTGGCCAGCACATCGGCGGGCCACTGCCAGTGGTTGTCGGGCGAGCCGGCGTAAAACCGCAAGTCGTCAATCTCATCTTCGCGGGACTCCGAGAGCGCGGACACCGCCAGATCAAGCCTGGCACGGGCTGTGGCCAGGATGTCAGACGCGCTTTTCTTTGGTTTACCGCCTTCGGCCACTGCGCCAGCAGCCGCAATGCCTGTGTAATCTGCCATTATTTAATCTTGTTAAGAACTTTGTCCACCGTCGCCTTGACATTGTTGCCAGAGGGAATCGTGGCGTGGCAATTGGCGGTGGGCGAATAAGTTTCTTTATTGCGTGCAGGCATGCCGGCACCCGACATTTTGGGTTCGCGGCTGTTCAATTTAGCAATAGGAGCAATGGTCTTCATTTTTTTCCTTTCGGGGCTGCACGTTTGACGGCATACGCAATCGCCACGGCCTGCTTGACGGGCTTGCCCGCTTTCACTTCGGCCTTGATGTTTTTGCGAAATGCTTCGGGAGTTTTGGATTTAACGAGTGGCATGTTACTTCTTCTTTGCAGTTTTGGCTGAATCTTTGAAGTCTTTGGCAGTGGGCGCGCCAGGCGAACCTGGCTTCCTCATCTTTTCTTTACTGCCAGCGGCGATACGTGCCTGTTTGGCGTGAATATTGGCATAAAGTCCAGGTTTGGTGGCCATATTAACACTTCCATCGTTTGAGTGACGCTTTAGCGCGTTCAGCATCGCCCTTGGCGTGCTTTACGACACCTTCCATGCGGGCGCAAAAGCTGGCTTTGCGGCCAGCATCTGCCTTGGTTTTGGGGTTGGGTGCTGGCGCCTTGAGATGTGAGCCCGTGGCGGCGTTGTACTTTTCGCGCCCTTTGGCCGTCAAACCGGCGCCCTTGGACACCGGCAGCTTTTCGCCGCGGCCTACGCTTAAAGACACCTTTTTCATGCGCCCATCCATCCTGTAGAAACTGCGCTACCGTAGCTTCTGGCGGTGCGCTTGGGTTCAACATATTCACGATGTGCCACTGGAAAGGCAAACGTGACGCAAATAGCGTCAGCAGCGTCGGGTGAGGCAAGACCGCGAGCTTTCATTTCCTTTTTTGCTTTCCAAGAAGATTGTTCCCCGTGAGTCAGGCTTCATCATAGGCGAAATTAAATCCGTCTTCAAGAACCTGTCGCTAGGGATACTAGCAGATTTCAGCCATTCTCGCATATCCCCCCACATCTGCGCGCGCATATTACCGTACATGATCGGATTTTTAGACTTATTTCCAAAATTTATGCCCTTGACCTTGTACCGCTGCTCTTTGAGCCTATCCACACTGCCAGCTCCCAGCCCACCTTCGTCGATCACGACCAGCGCCGGCTTAAAGTCGTCGATTGCCTCGATCACATACCCCACCACCGTCATGGTGTCGTCGCCCCTGTGGCGCATTATCTTTACAATATCCCGCC